TTGCCGACCTTGAGCTGCGCGTGCAGCAGCTGGAGGCCATGCGCGAAACCGAGAAGGCTGCGCTGCTTGACGCCTTTCACCAGATTGAAGAGCTGAAGCGCCGCCTCGACTTCCACTACCGAAAGATCAACCTACTGGAAGAAGCTGATGCCTGACCTTGTCCCCCTGGTGACGTTCGTGCTGGTGATGACCGCGTTGATTTTGACTGTTGTGCTGTTCGATGAGCTGAGGCCCCATGACTGACCACCCGAGCACCCCATCGCCTGAGCTGGTGGAGCAGTGGCGCACCGAGGGATTTCATCAGGACTACTGCAGCCCCTTCGAGCACGCCATTGCCCAAGCCGCCCAATGGGGTGCCGACGCTGAGCTTGAGGCGTGTGTGAAATGGATTGCGTATCACCCCCCTGTTCCAGACGACCTCCGCGCCGCCAGGCGCCCCAAGCTGCCGAGCTTGAAGGCTAAGGCGCTGGCTAGAACTGATGCCATTCTCAACGATCCAAATCGCGCATTGCTTGTAGAAGTGCGGGAAACACTGGAGCTGAACCGCCGCGCACTGGAGCAACTTGATGACTGACTTCTACATCGACTCAGACATGGGCCACATCGGTCGGTTCTGGTGGTCCAACTCCAACAACGTTGACCGTCTCTGGATGGGCAATGTCTCACCTTGGGTCAAGAAGTGGTGCATCCGCTGGGGCACCTGCGGCTTTGGTCGCAACGTTCGCGTGTTCATGGAGCCGATTGATGACTGACCCATCCCCCGCCTCACTGGGCCCCGAGCAAATCGAAATGCTGCAGGAGGCGTCAGATATTCTTTGCGCTGCCAACCACTCGCTCAAAAATTTTAATGGCATAGCTGAAGCATACATTTATCTCAAAGGCGAAGATGATGGCTATACCTACTGCGATCAAAGCGGCGACCATTACTGTATTCGCAAAGCATTGAACCTGTTGCAGGAGATTCTCCGCCTTAATGGCCTGCAAATGGATGACGTGCGATGACTGACCTCTCCCCTGCCGCGCAGGCGGTGTTAAACGCGATCAAGGCAGACCTTGACCTTCCCGCTTGGGACGTACTACACCGAGTAACAGACATAGCTGCCGCCGCCCTGCGGGCTGCTGCGGATCAAGCCGAAAACGTCCATCCAGCAAGACCTTCCACCGAATGGGGTGAAGGTTGGTTAGAAGGCGTCCAAGATGTCGTCGCAGGCTTCCGCCGCATCGCCGCCGAGCTGGAGGCCCATGGCCAAGCGTGACAAGTTGATCCTCAGCGCCCACCAGTTCATCGAGACCAGCCGTGATGCCAACGGCCGATTCTTCGTCGCCTACTCCGGTGGTGCCAGCCTCTTCATCAGGGATCTAAAGGACCTGCGGCGGTTCCTCAAGATCGCCACTGGCATCCCGATGAGGGAAAGCCTGGAGTCCTGGCTGGCCAGCTTGGCTGATATGGATCAGGAACGTGTCAGCAAAAAGGCGCTTCCTTTAACAAGCGAGGCTCCTGTTCCGCAAACATCGCCCAGCCTTTCACAAGAGCTGCTGGCGACGGGTTGGGGCCCTGAATGCCATGACGTGGACAACGACGCAACGCGGATGATCACCTGATGAATCCGCTCCTGGCTGGTAGCTGGAAAGGCTTGAGCCCGGAGTGGATTGGTGACGGCGCTGTTGATGTATTGATCGGTGAGATGCCCCCGCAGGAGCGGGCCTTTGTCGTTGAGACCTTGCAGATCATCGACAGCCTTTGCGGTGTCCAGGTGCGGCTGACCTCAGAGCCGACCGCAGCCGATCTGGTCGTGGACGACGTGGCCAGCCTGGGGCGCGAGGAGGTTCAAGGACTGGCCAGCTGGAAGGGCAGCCAGGTTCACGCCAACTGGCTCAGCCGGGAGATGCTCTACGCCACGGTGGTCACGCCACAGCCACCGCTCCGTGAGCGGTACAGGAGGAAAGGCCGCTGGAGGACGCGACTGGTGAAACAGCCTCCTCTGGTGGAGAAACAGCTAGGACCGTGGGCGAAGCATCTGATCACCCATGAACTGCTGCACGGTTTCGGTTTGAACCACCCCCAGGGCAACGGGTTCTCCCCTGCCTTCAGCTTTGCCACAACCCAGATGAGCTACAGACCTGACCCTGCGTTTTCGTGGTCCATTACGCCACTGGACGCTGATGCGCTGGTAGCAATCTGGGGACCGGCCTGACCGGGTGGACGCGCGCCCTGCCAGCCTGCTGTTCTACCTCGTTGGTTGCTGCGGGGATTGGATCGTCACCGCCAAGCGTGAGCCTAACGGTGAGTGGACCTTCTGGGCCAAGGACAAACGGGGCAGGGTGCTGCACACCAGGACCGAATGGGAGATTCGGGAATGCCTAGGGATGCAGCAGCCTGCGGATGCGTGATCAAGTGAACTTGATCGTTGTGGCTGTGCCGTCTGTCGGGGAAATGGAGATGTAGTACCGGGTGCCGCCGGCATACGAACCGCTTGAGTTAACGGTGCCGTTGCCGCTGACTTTGGTGACGGTGCGTCCCTGGGGGACAACAAAGTGGCAGCAGCCTGAACCGCCAGAACCGCCGTCCTTTCCAGCCCCAGCTGAGGGAGTACAGGATGCACCACCACCACCACCACCTAAGCCGCTGGTGCCTGCAACGCCAGCAGTACCGCCAGTGCCGCCTGTTGTGCCGCCTGCTCCGCCACCACCAGAGCCGCCTGCCCCTGCAGTACCAGGAACCGAACCACCGCCACCGCCACCGCCGTAGTAGGCACTATCAGCAACCCACATAAGACCAGGACCGCCGGTGAGGCTGGTTGCAGCACCACCTGCACCACCACCGCCACCACCTGTGTTGTTGGCACCTGAGTTAGCACCAGCGCAACCTGCGTAGCCCTGACCTGATGTTCCAGTACCAGCCGTACCTGACTTGGCAGCAGTCCTTGAACCACCACCACCAGATGCGCCATTGCTGCCGTTTTGGTTTGTGACGTTATCTCTTGCTGTTCCTCCATAACCACCGCCTGAGGCTGTGTAACCAAAGGCTGTAGTTGCAGCACCGTTTGTCTGCGCCGTCGTGTTCTGCGGTGCTACAACAATCGAATAGTTCGTATTGAGGTTCAGCGTGATGTTAGTGAGCCTGAGGACACCCCCGCCACCGCCACCACCGCCACCACCGTTCTCGTTGTTGTTTGCGTTGCCGCCAAACCCACCAGCGCCAACAAGGAGCACATGTGGCAGCGTCACAGTGGTCACGGGTGGCGTGAGATACGCCATCAGGTCTGTGCCTGAGCACTTGTAGCTGGTGCCTGATCGGTTCACGACCACCCAGTCACTGGAACTGATGGTATTGAGTCTGTTCAGTGCACACTTGTAGGAAGTGCCACTACGGTTTACCACCGTGATGTCGGTTGTACGAGACGCAAAGTTGGCCTTTAGCCAAGACATTGTTGCCTTGTACAGGGTGCCGCCAGAGTTGGCGACAGGGATGGTGTCAGTATCGCTAATCGTGCTCATGGCAGGGTGCTCAGACTAGAGATGTTCCGAGGCATGTATGTGGTACTTGCCGCTGATGTCGTTAGGTACGACGCCATGCCGCTGATCGACTGGTAGGTGCTGTTGGCGGAAGATGTTGTCAGGTATGACGACATACCCGCTGTGGTCTGGTACGACGACATACCAGTGAGCGTCTGATATGCGGCCTTCACCTGGGCGGCGTCAACGATGCGACCCGAGGTGCCAGAGTTGACCGCAGCTGTATCTGCCAGCAGAACAATGCCGTAGGTGCTGGTCGTTGCGTTCGGCACAGAACTACCACCACCACCAGCTGCCACGGCAGTGGTCACGAAGGCAGTTGTGGCCAGTTGCGTGGTGTTGGTGCCAGCTGAAGCCGTCGGCGCCGTGGGAGTCCCCGTAAATGCAGGGCTGGCCAGCCGGGCATACGACGACATGCCTGAAATCGGCTGGTAGGTGCTGCTCGCATCGGCCGTCATCAGATACGACGACATGCCTGAGATCGGCTGGTAGGTGCTGCTCGCATTGGCAGTGGTTAGATACCCGCTGATCGAGGCCCCAGCCGGGATCGTCACCGTGCCCGTGAAGGTGGGGTTGGCTTTCGGGGCGTAGGTGCTTGCTGCATCGGCGTTGGACAGATAGGTGCTGCCGAGGCTGTCCCTGACTTCCTTCAGCTGCGCCGCATCCACCACGCGCTCCGCTGTCCCTGCGGTCACCGCAGTGGCATCTGCTAAACGCACGGTCCCGAGCGTTGTCGTCGTGGCGGCGCTTACCTGACCGCCTGACGCTACCCAGGCGCTGCCGTCGTAGATCTTCAGTGCGGGTGTAGCGCCGCTGATGTCTACCCACAGCGTTCCCTTGGCAGGTGAGCCGGGCTGCGTTGCACTGACATGAAGGTCACCGGCCAGCGGCGCCCAGGCGGTCCCGTTCCAATTCTTGGCCACGGGACTGGTAGCGGTCGTGATGTCTACCCACAGCTGCCCATTCACAGGGGTCAGCGGTGCTGTCGCGCTGATCGTTGCCCCGCTAACGCGCCGCACGACGCCATCGCTGTCCTTGACGCAGAGAAACGGATCAGCGCTGTTGAAATTGATGCCAATCTGGCCAACATTAATGCCAGCGGCAGCTGGCAGCTTCCCCTGCGTTGAACTGCGCAGGTGGTGGACCTTGGGTGTCGTCATGGCTATCTAGCCGAGGGCGCCCGCATAGCGGGCATAACCGCTTCAGACTAGGTCCAAGTTCCTTCGTCAATGACCGAGGCATTAACCCATTGCCCACCACCGCCGAACTGCAAGAAGTCGCCCTCTGATGGCGAGGTCAGCAGCACATCCAGCAGGTCATCCAAGTTGCTAGCGCCACTGCCACTGCCACTGCCGCCGCCGGTGTTCAGGGTGTCGATTCGGATCCAGCCAGTACCGGCTCCTGCGGCAGCACCAAGACACAACAACCAGTCGCCAGGGTCAAAGCTCACACCGCCCGCGATGGACTGGCTGCTACCTGCGACAGACGCCACAAAGTACAGGCCAGCGACTGCATCACTTGCGGCGGGGATCGCGCTGCCGACCGTGACACCTTCAGTCGTTCCAAACTGCGTCACGCCAGTCACCAGACCGGTCGAGGCGTTGTAAGTGCCGCCGTACCGCAGGTTGCGGTTGAACAGCGTGCTGGCTCCTGTTCGCATCCAGCTGTTGCCGTTCCAGATGCTGACCGCACCTGTTGACTCCTGCAGCCACAGCATCCCGATTGGCTGAGCGCCAGCGATGACCGGCGGAGTGGCCTCCTGGATGTACGCAAAGCTGTAGTCCGCCAGCTTCGACGAAACAATGCTGCGAGCTGCAATCCGGTCAGCAGAAAGCGTCCCGCTGGTCAGTTTCGCTGCACTGAGGTTTGCGATGTCCGCGTCCTGAAGCTGCGAGGCGCCGTTGACGACATGTCCCGTTGCGTTCGTTGTGACACGGACGTAGCTCCCTGCCGGGACGCCGCTGGCTGGGTGCGTCAGCGCGCCGCCAGCCGACATCTGCAGATCTGGGCCAGGCACCGACACGCCGCCAACCGCACTGCTGGTGGCAGGTCCGACGCTCAGTTCCCCAGAGGTAATGCTCAGCCCTGTTCCTGGCTTGACCGCACCGGCAAGGCTGCTGGTGGCAACCGGAAGGTCCGCGCTAACCAACGCACGGAAGGTCGGCTTTGCCGCGCCGCCACTGGTCGGACCAGCCCAGATGCGGTTTGCGCTCTGGTCGTCGAGGCTGACGCTGACCGTCAGATCGTCCGTGCCCGATTGCGTGATCGACAGCGGGGTGCTGGTTTCGCTCAGGGCGACTGACTGCACGCCAGCGTGCGGCACCCAGCCCAGGCTTGTGTAGGTGTACGCCCGCCCGGTGTCTGTCGAGAAACCACCCTGGCCAATGAACGCGCCATTGCCGGATGGCGCAGCTGCATCTACAACAACGGTGGCTTGATCGGCAATCTTCGTCGCAGTGACGGCTTTGCTAGCCAGCGCTGCCGTACCCACAGCGCCACTGGAAAGACTTGCGCTCTCCACGGCACCAGCGGCCAACGCCGTAACGATCGGGCCAGTGCCGGTTCCTGTGATCGCGCCGCTCAGCGTGATGGTCTGGTCGCCCGTGTTGGTGCCACTGCTGGTGCCACTGAAGCTGGAGCCGTCCACCCAGCTGCCGCTACGGACAGCCAAGGTTCCGAGGCCCATCTGCGTACGCATCAGCGCAAACGTGTCCGACCCCAGGATTTGCCGTGCCGCACTACTGCAATGGAGTTCTTCGGCAGGCCCTGGGCCAAACGCCCGGCCAAGCACTACGTCCCCCTGAGACACCGACAGCGACGCCGCCGTCAGCCCACTGGACCCTGCAAAGTCAATCTTCGAGACCGGGATCGAGTGGTCCGTCATGTTGACGACCACACCCTCCAGCAGGTCCTGGGCGGTGATTGCCTTCGTCTCGGACGCCGACAGGTCGGCGATCGGTAGGAGGTCGGTCGGGGATACCGCCGCCTCTGGCAGTCGGGTCAGCGCCGAAATCCTGGAATCCGCCACGACGATCTGTTGACGACTGTGCTGTCGTCAGGCTAGTCGGTGGGCTCCATCAGCAGGAAGTCAAGATCCTGCTCCTTCGTGATGCGGTCGTAGTCCTCTTTAAGGATGTGCGCTCCGATGTCGCCAATACGCAAAGCAAACTCGCCGGTGGTCACGAAGTCCACGGCCAACTCAACGACGCCACCCCCACCCACTGTCACGCCGGTGCGGGTGGTAACAGCGGTGACCTCGTAGTACACCGGCTTCTCGCCGCCGTAGAGCTGCAGAACGGCATCGAACTGTGAACCAAGCTCCGTACGCAGGATCACTTGAGCAAGCACCATGCTCAGTTCGGGGGTCTGCGTGACGCCGTTCCGCTCACACCGCTGACGATCTGCCTCGAAGAAGCAGTCGATCGTGCCGCTGCCGGTGATGTTTCCTGCGCTGTACTGCTCCGCGAACAAGTCGCCCAGCGCCGTGGCGTCCACCGCCGCTCGGTCCGTGTTGAAGGTGAAGCGGCTCACGCCACCCAAGGGTGTGAACTGCGTATCGCGCACATCGAAGGTCAAGGTCAGTGGAGCGCCGTCAAAGTCCAGCAGCGGCACCGCTCCAGCCGGGTCACCGTTGACGGCCTCCTCAAACGTGCGATACCCACGGATTCCGCCAACAGCGTTGACATTGGCGTAGAGCAGGGCGTTGTGATGGACTACCCCGTCCGCCCAGAAGCTCGGATCAATGAACACCAGTCCGCGCGGGTCTGTCGTGCTGATCTCCAGCCGGTCGCCACGGATGAAGTTCAGCTCTGCCTGATCAGCACTGAAGCGGTGAAGGGCTGAGTTGACGTCCTCAGGTCGGATCTGGCTGGTGAGGGTTAGCTCCGTCCGCCGCCGAAGCTGAACACAGCCGTTGTCTCCTGTCAGGAACATCAGCCAACCCCCCGAGTCAAGTCTCCGTCCATCGTGAAGCTCAGTTGTACTGAACTCAGCTCGCCGGTGGTGGCCCCCAGGGAGACGTCGGTGATGAAGGCGTTCACGATCAACGTGTCGGCGGCATTGGGCCCTATTCCCAAGTCCAGCGTGATGCGGTCCGCTGCGGTGATCTCGCCAGACCGCACCAACCGCTGGACTAACGCAGTAAACGGTGTCACCTGTGTCCGATTACCGATGTCTGGGCGGTAGTAAATCACCGTGGCGGTACCAGTGCCGGACTTCCTTCCCGGTCGGTACGTCGGAGCGTAGAGGTCAACCGTGCTGGTCTCCAGCAGCTCGACGGTGAGCGAAAGCGACCAGTCACGAACCTTGGCGACAGGTTTGCCGAGGTATCGCAGGCTGCCGTGGCGTCCGCTGTAGTAGGTCATGGCACCCGCCTCAACTGCAGTCTACGCCGATCTCCTTGAACAACCCGTCGCTCAGGTCGGCCACCAGGCTGGTGACACTGGCGCCACTGATGCTGCAGGGGTGCTCTACGCCGCGGACCGTGACCTCAGCCTCTTCGTTCAGCGAGACCTCCGTGACGCGGAAGACTCGGCGATTGTCTGTTGCTGTCCCCAAGACAAACAGTGAGCCCACCTTGTCGGCCAGCTCTGGCGCTTGCTGATCCTTGATCTGGATGTCCTTCAGCACTTGCGGGTCGTGCTGGCTGTCGTAGGTCATCACGGTGTAGGTGCCATCCGCGATGCCCACCTCAAGAGGCAGATCCAGAACGCCGCCTTCCCGCACCATGCCGGTACGCACTGAATCCCAGCGCTTTAGGCCGATGTCCACATAGATGTAGGCGCCGGGGCTGACCGGCGTGTCGGTGGGGACCGTCTTGAACTCGATGCTGCGCCCGACGTAGCGACGCTGCTGGCACAGCAGGCGACCGAACAGCACAGCCTGACGCTTCTGCGATACCCAGTCCGACAGGTCGAAGGTCTGCCACACCGCATCATCCATGCTGGTGTCTGTGCGGCATAGCGTCACACTGGCATTGCGCGGGAAGATCTCGGCTTCCTTGACCTCGCGGTAGATCACCGTTGCGATCAGGTCCTTTGTGCTGTCGCCGTAGTCGAGGTACTCCTCCCTGTAGGAGTCGATCAGCACATTGCTTTCGTTGAACAAAGCACTGATGGTCAGGCTGGTGGTCGCCCTGCCGTCTGCTGTCACCGGCAACGCAGGCACCAGCGTTTCCTTGCCGTTCATTCGCGCGAACTCCAGCAGGCTATAGGGTGCCTTATCTACCCAGAACTCTCGCCAGCTCTGGCGATCGGCGATCACGCCTTCCATGAACAGCTGGCAGCCAAGACCGTTGTTCTGACAGAAGCTCTTAGCCAGTGCCAGCTGCTTCCAGTCCACAGCGTTGCTGTTGGCAAAGTTCTTGATGCCGTTGGTGGAGTCCATCACGGTGTCCGCGAAGATGTCCGGGGCGTAGACCGCGCCTTCGCCGCTGAAGTAAGGCTTGCCGTCCGCGCCGATCTTCCACGCCGCCTTGCCCTCCAGAACGTAAGCCGAGATGGAGCGCAAGTCCTGGACGCCGTTGGCCGCATAGGTGGCGAACGCCAGCAGGCTCATGTCCTTGTACTTCTGCGCATCCAGCGGGCAGGTGATCTGCTCGGTGACGTTGACCAGTGCGGCCTCAGGTCCGTTGTCGTAGCTGGCCTGCACCTGTGTGTCGGAATCAACCGTGAACAGATCCCATTCGTTGGTGAAAATCGGACCGCGCTCTTTCTTTTCGGGCAGCAGGTTGTTGTCCAGCATGTCCAGTGCCACGAAGCGGCCGGTGAAGCCGAACACCCCGTCCCCGGCGGAGATGCTCTGGATGTCGCCTGCGTTCTGGATGTAGGCGTACCCGCCAAAGCCGTGTTGAAGGATGGCCGCCTTAGCATCGCTGATCGGCACAAACTCGAACTCGCGCTTCAGCTTCGTTGAGCTGCGGAAATTGATCGAGACGTAATGGTCTTGATCCCCCGCCCGCTCAATGGCGAAGACCTTGTTGACCGTCACCCAGGCCGTTGCATCCAGCGCACGGAACCGCAGGTAGAAGAACATCACCCGCGCTTTCAGGCCGTTGTCGCTGAGCTTGTAGCCGTCAGGTGCATCGGTCTCGCCGTAGGTCAGTTGACGGCCGGAGATCCGGCGGAATACCCGCACGCGGAAGTTGAAGCGGATCTGGTCGCAGGAGGTGATCGTCTGATACCCGGCCGTCGAGCATTTGACCAGGCACTTGGTAAAGAAGTGGTCGTCAGCGTTCTCGGCCAAGGCGTCCCAGTTCTTGAGCAGCCACTTCAGCCATTGAATCGCCTCCCGCTTCAGGGCGATCAAGGCGCGGAGCTTCTCACGAATCAGATCAACGCCGACTTGATCCGTTGTCCACTTGCCGCTGAGGTCGTCCAGCTTGTCGCGTAAACAGTTGACGCCACAGGCGTAGCGGTTACGGTCATAGCCAGTGAACGGCTGCGTGGCCTCACGGGTTTCCGTGATCTTGTCAAGGCGCCATTCGTCCACCTTGTCGTCAACCAGCTCGTTCATGAGCGTGCGCTTGTCGTCCTTCTCTTCCCGCCACGCCTTGATCTGCTCTGGTGTGGCCTTGCTCTCTTCTCGCCTGGCGGCGATGTAGTCATCAATAAAGTCGCCGCGCCGTTCGCGCAAAGCCTCGATCTCGTTTTCAAGGCGTTTGATTAACTTGCCAACCACGCCGCCCTGGGCGTCGTCCTGCAGTGACTCCAGCTCTTCACGCTTCGCCTTAATCTTCGCTGCCAGATCAACAGCGGTCGGCTGGGTCTTCGCATCGGCACGCCAAATTACGGTCATGTCCTTGCCGTTCGCTGCCGCAAGCAGGGTATTCAGCTCACGAATCCGCTCCCAAAGCACATGGACTTCAGGGTCGTTCAGCTTGATGTCGTTTCGGATCGCTTTCTTGAACTTGCCGGCCTGCAGGTCGTCTCTGTACTTGCGCAGCTTCTTCAGATCGCTGCGATACTCATCACGCAGCTGAGACGTCAGCAGCTTTGGCTTGTTGGCCAAGAACTGCTCAAGGATCAGTTCGCTGTAGGCCAGCGAGCCGCCCTCGGGGTAGGTGGCTGTCGAGGTCTGGTCAAGATCGTTCTTCCAGGTCAGCGTCTCTGTGCCGTTGAAGTCGTATGTCTTGCCAAAGCCTTTGATGTAGATGTTGTTGATGAACAGATTGTTCTTCCCTTCGCGGGCAGCGATCTGTTCAGGTGTCAGACCCAACCAAAGTTTTCGCTGTTGTCGGTGAATCGCACTGGCACCCGCCAATGCCATGTCATTCTCTGAGATCGGCGCAACAACATCCTGGGATGGTGCCTTGAGTACGTCTAGATAGAACTCATATTGCTCGCGGTCCTCTTCTTTGAGCTGTCGCGGTTGCTCCCTGTCGTAGGCCGTAGTCGGTGGGCGCCCAGGTTCAGTGCAGACCAGCGTGGCCAAGAATGGCTCTTTCTTCAGCGCCGTGTTCGTGCCAACGGTCTCGACCTTGAACTGCGCCGATCCGAGCATGTAGGTGGCGCCACGGTCGATGTTGTTGACCAGCTGCAGCCTGGAATCCTTGGCGGCCTCTTCAGCCACGTTGTCCTTTGCGTTGTAATCGACCTCGGCAAACCTGATCGTGATCCGGTCGTCCTTGACGAATTGAGAGGTTGTCCACGATCGCCCGACCAGATTGATCTGATTGTTGTTCTTGACGAGCTTCCCGGCAGTGTCGCGCTCAACCAGCTCGACGTTGATTGGAATGGCTGCATGAACGCCCAGCTCCGTTGCGGTCGTTGGCGTGAAGGCCATGCTGTAGCCCTCGCGCAGTGACGCACCATCACGAATCCGATGCACGATGTCGGACGTGTTGGCGCCTGTTCGCGCAGGGTCTCGGTCGTCCCCCCACAGCTTCTGGCTGTAGCGCACGGGGCCAGTAGCCGGTGAGTAGTACATCCAGGCGTTGGCCTGCGCAAACTGCTTGGCGGGCAACTGACCGAACGCGGTCTTGCCCAGATCAAGCCGTTTCACAGATGCTGCCCCGACCAGCAGCAGCAGCTGCATGTACTGCCCGGTGCCGGTGCTCTCCACCGACGACCACAGCAGCGAGGTGTTCACGCGAACTGCGCCGGTCGCGTGGATGTTGGTGTTGCAGTAGACGAGGTTGATCGGCTGGTTGTACTGCGCTAGCTCCTGCGTGCTGTTGAAGCCGTAGCGCGGGGAGAATCGCTGGTTCCGCCTTTCCGGGGCGAACTGTTGCTTCGGGATCTCGGGTTTCGGTGCCAGCAGTGCTGACGCAACCTGAAAGAGGATCCCAACAACCGTAAGGATGATTGATACAGGCTCGCCGCGCAGTTCTTCGAGCTTCTGCTCCTGCGACAGGCTGTAGTCCCGCTGCGCTGCCAGAAACAGCAAATAGTCGTCTTCGCTCAGATCCAGCTGCTCACACAGCCCACGCTCATACGGCAGCAGCTTTCGGTTCATGGCTGAGGGCGAAACAACGACAACCCAAGCGAGACGGTCTGAGCATGAACGACACGCTCACTCTCGCTGAGGTACAGCAGGCCGACAGAATCCGTCACTACGGCCAGGGCGCCACTGCGCCTGCTCGGCAGCACGGTGATGTCGCCCGGCCTCGGGGAAAGCGTTCGCTCGCAACGTTCCAGCATCCAGCGGATCACCCGATAGCGAGACAGCGTTGTCTCAGTGTAGGTCTGGTAAACCCAGTCAAAGTCCGGCGCGTAGTCCCGCAATCCCAGACGGCGACGCACTTCGCAAACCAACTGGAAACAGTCGGTATGGCCGCTGCCGTCGCTCGGCCGGTGGCCGAAGCCATACCGCAGCAAAATCAGGTCATTGCAGACGGACATCAGCGTCCAGCGGCAAAACCCCGCTGTTCTCGGCAGTAATGCTCCGAGCGGGGAAGGCCCCACCGACTGAATCCAAGGCGCTGCGGAACCGGCACTCCACCGTTGTTTCGCTGAAGCTGCTGCCCTGCCCTACATAGAACTCGGGGATCGGGTCAGGGATCGGCTGCAATGCGCTGTTCAGCCACAGGTTGCGCAGGGTCAGCTCACTGTTACGGTTGCCGTCCCCACTCTCCAGCAGCGCCAAAGCCAGCTCGACGTTGGGAAACAGGATCGTCAGCGTCTCGTTGTCGCCGCCCAGGGTCATCAATGACCCGGAGACCTGGAACGGGATGAACTGGTAGGTGTCGCCCAGGAATGTGTAGGTCTGACGGACGAAGAAGTTTTGCGCCCTGAGCGTTGCGCCGTTCTTCATCTTCAGATCGATCAGCTGGCAGATCTGGATATTCACTGGACAGCCACCTCGCTTACCAGCTCGACTCTCACCGTTGTGACGCCGGGGTAGATCGACTCCAGCTTCGGTTCTGAGGCATACGCCCATTCGACAGACGCTGGTGCCTGGAACCGGCTCGCCAGCGTGGCGCCCATGCCCGCAAACACTGCAGTAGGCAGTGTGAAGCGGTAGAACGGCCCGCCAACGCTCTCGTAGTGAGCCACGATCAGCTCGGCCTGCTGATCGGGGATGTTCGCAAATTCCAGGCTGATGGCGTGCCCTGAGCGGGTGTTGCTGAACGCACGCTTCCAAATAGCGCCGCTCAGCGTCGTGTAGGAACGGACGGGCAGCTGACCGGGGCTAAGGCTGCGCCCCGATGGCTTGATCGCAGGGAAGGTGCTCATCAGATTCCGATGGAACGGCGGGTGCGGGGGCTGTTACGCATACGATCCAAGGCGCGGCGTTCACCCTGGGCAGCGCCTTGTTTGGCGCTGGTCGCCATGGCTGCCTCTAGCTGCTGGCGGTCCACCCACTCACGATCCATGAACTGCGTTGTCTCAAACTTCAAGTTCATCGTGGTGCCTCCCTGTCCATCTGCCCCGCCACCGGCCTGGCCAGATGCCATCAGGCTGCGCAGGTTCTGGTGGTTGGTGATGCCACCGGACTGACCGGGCACGAACAACTCAGGGCCGCGCTCGCCCACCACATAAGGCTGGCCCGATGTCGCCGAGCCACCGCTAGCACGGCCAAGCGCCCCAAGCCCGCCCAGGCCCGGCAGGTCGGGCACGCCGCCGATGCTCGGTGTCTGGCCCCAGTTGATGCCGCCGCCACCGAAGCCACCGCCGGTAATGCTGCCGAGCCCTGCGCTGATCAGGCTTCCCCAGTTGAAGCCGCTTGCGGCACTGGCGGTGGCGCCAGCGGACTGGGCGGCGGTGTTGGCGGTGACGGCGGCGGTCAGTGCTGTCATCGCTGTGGTGTTGGCGGTGACGACGGGGATCACCGTGGTGGTGATGGCGGTGGCGGCTGCAGTCACCGCGCCGGTGTTGGCTGTGACCGCTGCGCTCTGGGCGGCGTCGGCCAGTGTCAGGCCCAGCAGCTTGGCAATCTCCTGAGCCAGCCACTCCTGCACCGGGCGCAGGCCCATCGTCAGGAACTGATTGCCGAGCTGCTCGAACATCGTGCTGAAGGCGGCCCTGATGTCGCCGCCGGTGACGCTGGCCACCAGCGCCTCCTGGATGCCGTTGATCGTGATGCCGCTGATGGATTCGGCGTCGGCGCGAAGCTGCTGCATCTTCTCCAGCTGCTCGGCCAGGACGTCGACAGCCTTGGCTTTCCCGAGCATGGCTGCGGCTTCGGCGCTGTTGAGATCGATTCCTCTGCGGGTGAGGTCGTTGATCGCTTTCTGAACTTCAGTCAGCTCCCCGTAGGGCGTCTCTAGGGCTTCGAGGGCATCCTGGAGCTCGAGATACTTCTCGTTGAGCGACTTCAAACGGTCGTTGATCGCCTCGATGCCCTCGACCTGCTTGGTGTTCTCCGGGATGGCTGCTTTGAGGAGCTTGATCCAGGCTTCAAAGACTGCCTTGTTTGCAGCGGTGATCTGTGTGCTGGCCTGAATCTTCTTGTTGAGATCGTCGAGGTCCTTGTTCAGCGTTGCCAGGCCAGCTGCGTCGGAAGCGGCTTCGTTGGTCACCACGCCGAAGCCCTGATTAAGGACGGTGAACAGTGCCTTGGCGCTCGCCATGGCCTTGTCGAGCGGGTCGGCGAAGATCTGCTTCAGCCGCTCTTTAAGGGTCTCTAGGTTGCCGTCCTGCGCCAGCTTCAGCAGGTCTTGGCGGGCGGTTGCCATGCTGTTGACCAGCTCCTTGGCGCGGGCGTTGACCGCCTCGAGGCCGCCTGTGGTCGCCCCGCCGACACCAACCCCGCCGATCTCCTTGAGCGCGGCGGGTGGCTTGAGGTTGTCGATGTACGCGGAGTATTGCTGGGCATAGCCCTGCACTATTTGTAGTGCCTTGACGGTTTCTGTAAGACCGGCGTTTCCTGCTTGTTGGACACCGAGTGCCGCCTCTGCGGCGATGGAGTCCAGCCGCAGTTTTGCGATCCGTTTCTCCAGATCGAACTTGCGGTTGTCCTGGTCCTGGTTGGAGCGGCGGACGCCTTTGTTGATGTCGGACACCCGCTTGGCGGAGTCCTGCTCCATGCGGATCAGCTGGGTGGCGACCTGGAGCTTGAAGCGTTCGGTCTCGATGTCGAGGCGCTGCACCTCGAGGGCAGCGTCGCGCTTGATCGCGGCGGCGTCGTTGGCGATCTCCAGCTCCTTCTGGAGGTAGTCGGCGATCGCGC